CAATGCTTGACGATGTGAAGGACTGGAAAAAACATATGTCTAAGGAAGAAAAACAATTCTTGACACATATCTTTAGATTTTTCACACAGGGAGATATTGATGTTGCTGGTGGTTATGTCCGCAATTATTTGCCTCATTTCCCCCAACCCGAGGTTCGAATGATGTTATTGGGGTTTGCCGCTAGAGAAGCATTGCATGTTGCTGCATATTCCCACTTAATTGAAACACTTGGTCTTCCAGAGACAACATATAACGAATTCTCGGAGTATGCTGAAATGAAAGAGAAGCACGATTATCTTTTGACGGAATCGAATAGTTCCACCAATACAGTAAGCGTTGCGAAAAATATTGCAATGTTTTCTGCATTTACTGAAGGTATGCAATTATTCTCCTCATTCATCATGTTATTGAATTTCCCTCGACACGGAAAAATGAAAGGTATGGGTCAAATCGTGACTTGGTCTATTGTTGATGAAACTCAACATTGTGAATCAATGATTAAATTATTCAGAAACTATATTGAAGAAAATAAGGAAATTTGGAATGATGACCTAAAACGTGAAATTTACACAATTGCAGAACGCATGGTCGATCTAGAAGATAAGTTTATCGACTTGGCATTCAATTTGGGTCCCATGGAAAACCTAACATCCCAGGATGTTAAGACATATATACGTTATATTGCAGACCGTCGTCTTATTTCACTAGGACTCAAGGGTGTATTCAAGGTTAAGAGAAATCCTTTACCTTGGGTTGAAGAGATGATCAATGCTCCAACACATACAAACTTTTTTGAAAATAGAGCAACGGACTATGCAAAGGGTGCTTTGGGTGGAGATTGGTCTAGTGTTTGGGCTTAATAATAAAAAAAAGAGGAAATAAAATGACAAGTAAAACAGTTTCAGGTGAATGCCTAAGTTGCGAATCAACATACTCGGTTGATTATCTAGAGGAATTAGTTTCAGATGAATTTCCAGAACATTGCCCATTTTGTGGCGAAACTATTGAAGAACTTTCCGAGGAATATTCCGAAGATGATGAGGATGAAGAACCCGAAGATTCGTCGTGGGATTAAATTGGGAATTTAATGGTGTAGATTTTACAGAATCCATGATTGGTGATAATTGTGGATTTGTATATGAAATAACCAACTTAACCAACAATAAAAAGTATATTGGTAAAAAACTGTTTCACTTCTCCAAAACGAAACAGGTAAAGGGTAAGAAGAAAAGGTATAAAACCAGTAGTGATTGGCAAACTTACTACGGATCCAATGACTTATTGCAAAAAGATGTTATACTACTGGGAAGAGAAAACTTCTCCAGAAAAATCCTACACTTATGTGAGTCCAAAGGTGAGTGTAGTTACCTTGAGGCCAAAGAACAGTTCCACAACAATGTTATGGAAGGTGATGGATATTATAATAGTTGGATAATGGTTAGAGTTAGAAAATCACACATTAAAGGATATAATGATAAACTTTCCGAAAGAGATGTGGAAAAATAAGTATGATGCCATCTTCTTTCTTCCTGGAGAGAAAGATGATAGTGTACATGTTGAACAACAAGTCTACAAGAAACCAGGTAAGAAACTTGATGGTTCGATAATGGGTGATACCTATCATATTATACTATTCAAGATTGATGATGAAGACGGTGGTATTGAAGGATTGGATGACTTTGAGGCAATTCTTTTAGATCCTCTTGTTTACATATCACAATTAATTCCTCAAGATTGGTATGGTGTTGTTGCCAAGAAAACCACCACCTCCAAAAGGTTTATAAAGAAAACACTTGACGGACTGAAAAAAGTCTGATAGAATAGGACTCATTTTACATTATTGAAAGATTTTATGATTCTCGTTGATTTGAACCAAGTGCTGATTGCCGGATTGATGGCACAGATTTCAGGTGAAAAAAGTGTTAAGATGGAAGAGAACCTGATTAGGCATATGATCCTGAATATTATCAGAACTCATATGAAAAATTTCCGTCAGGAATATGGTGAAGTTGTGCTATGCTGCGATAATCGTAAATACTGGCGCAAAGAAGTATTTCCATATTACAAAGCAGGGCGTAAGAAGATGCGGGAAAAGTCCGACCTAGATTGGCATCTGATTTTTGAAATGCTCTCCAAGTTCAAGCAAGAGTTTAAGGAGTCATTTCCATATAAGGTCATTGATGTCGATGGTGCCGAAGCCGATGATATTATTGGCACACTTGCACCCAGACAATCAGCTCATGAGAAAGTATTGATTCTTTCCAGTGACGGAGATTTTCTACAATTGCAACAGTATAAAAATGTTGTTCAGTACAACCCTTCACAGAGAAAGTTTATTAAATCAGATGATCCTATTAAAGATTTGAAAGAGAAAATCATCCGAGGTGATAAGGGAGATGGTATTCCTAATATTTTTTCACCATCAGATTGTTTCGTTCGTGAGTTGCGCCAAAAACCTGTCACAAAAAATGTTATTGACAAACTTCTTTCCGAGAACGTAGAAAAATGGAAAGAAGAAGACAAGGTGGGGTTTTCCAGAAACCAGACACTTATTGACCTATCATTTATTCCAAGAGAACTGAAAGAAAAAATCATAAATAGTTATGAGGAAATGAAACCAGCACCGAAAAATAAAATGCTTGATTATTTTATTTCCCATAAATTGAAAAATCTTATTGATGTAATTGAGGAATTCTAATGAAAAATATCTATGAAGTTCTAGATCAAATTGAACTAGCAGTTAGTAAAAAAGAAAAAATGCAGGTGATTGAAAAAAATCTCTCGAAAACCTTAGTACAGGTCTTCGAACTTGCATACCATCCAAATTTTCAATGGTTGATAACTGAAATGCCCGAGAGATATAAATTGCCGGACGTTCTTCCTGGTGCAGCATACTCAAATCTATCCAAGGAAATACGAAAACTTTATATGTTCCAAAAGGGAAATACCACGGCAGAAAAACTTACAGCCGAGCGGAGAAATGAAATCCTACTTCAAATCTTGGAGTCTTTGGAATTCCGCGAGGCGGAAGTTGTTTTGGGTATCTTTTCTAAAGACTTGGGTGTAAAGGGACTCAATTATAAATTCATAAAAGAGGCATTTCCTAATCTACTGCCATGAAAAAACGTGAAGAGATAATTGTGACCTGTGGAACCTACGATCCACTCTCTCTAGAAGACCTTATCTTTCTAAAACAATGTAAGAACAGGGGTGATTGGTTAATTGTTGGTGTGCATTCCGATTGGTGGGTAGCATCAAAACATGGTGGGTTAATGGAATTTCATAACGCCAGAAAACAAATTATCAAAGAATTGAAGTGTATCGATGAAGTTGTTGATTTTAATGATTCAGACGGTACAGTTTGTGATATACTAAAAGTAGTAAAATATTTGTATCCAAATTCTGACATCACATATGTCTCTGAGGAGGATATGGAAGGCCAGCCCGAAAATAAAATAAAGGGTGTCAAATTCGAAAAACTTAAAATAGGAGAGTGGTAAAAGTGTCTAAGTTCGTTGGTAAATTTCGCAAAGAAAAATTCTATTCAGATGATTATGGAAATTCCAAAAATGCATTGAAAGAGAAGAAGAATAGAGATAGTCAGTCGGATGTTCGTAAACAGAAGATGAATTGGGAACAAGAAAATTTCTATGATGATGAATATGAAAATTTTAGTGTAAAAACTGACAATTATTGAAACTACTTGACAGGATAGAAATTTTATGCTAGAATGAATCCTCAAATAGAGGAGATTTTTATGATTTATACTTCAATTCCTAAATCCAAGCAAAAGAAAGTTCCTAAAGCCAAACAGGAACAATATGATATGTGGTTACAATCACATCAACCTAAAAAAGTGATTGTAACCAATAACATTTCTTTTAAAAAAGTAAATCCTGTCGTAACTAGTACTCCATATATACGAAAAGACGTAAAAATTCCATCTTTGGACACAGGATTCAAGGGTGCATTGACTAAAACAGGAATCATGAAAGACTATCATCGTCTTTCCGATTCGGATCGAAAAATTGTCGATCATTTAGCTAATTGTGTTGCACCTATTCATAAATCTTCTTATGTTTATGTGTCTGAGGGTATGAATCCTTCTTCCCTTGGACGTAAAAATGAAGTACTTTAACTGAAAGACTGATAATGAATCAAAATACTGAAAAAACTGAAATTGATGAGCCTCAACCTTGGCAACTACTAGATCAAGTAGTGCGTAAATGGGTCACTATGTCGGGATTTCACAAGGATCAAGATGAATATGCCCGCCGAGCAAAAATTATCGATGAAATGTATGACTAAAACCTATTCAACCATCATAGAAGATGCTCCGGATGGCTCCGGAGATGGAATCCTGACGTTTCCAGATGAGATGGTCGAGGAATTGGGGTGGAAAGAGGGTCAGAAACTCGATATTTACTTGGATTCTGATGGAAATATCATTCTTAAAGCTTTAGATGACTGTCCGGGCTTGCCAAAGGAATAAAATTCTGATAGAATGTAGTCTTCTACATAGGAAATCACATGGAACTCATTCAATCCAAGTCACTACTCGCCAAATTGATGGCAACCGAGAACATTATTGTCGAACAACGTAATGTTCGTACTGCATCCTTTGATGTTAAGAACCGAATTCTCACGGTTCCAACTCTGGACTCAAATATTTCACCATCCCTCTATGACCTTTTCATGGGACATGAGACAGGACACGCAATCTACACGCCAGAAGATGGTATGCAGAAAGCAATTTCCATGAAGTTGTCTATGTCCGTAGCAAATGTGGTGGAAGATGCGCGGATTGAACGTAAGATCAAGGAAAAGTATCCAGGTCTTCGTAATTCGTTTATCCGTGGCTACCGTGATCTTATTGAAAAAGATTTTTTTGGTACCAACGGTGTCGGCCTGAATACCATGAATTTCATTGACCGCTGCAATCTTTATTTTAAAGGTGGTGCAGCATTTGGTGTGAAATTTAATGAGGAAGAGACCGAACTCGTTCAACTTATTAATAACACCAAGACTTATGATGATGTTATTGAAGTTACTCAAAAGGTAATGGAATATCTCCGTGAGGAGAGAGAAGAACGCAAAAGGAATTCCACCGCACCAGAAGAATCTGATGATGAACTGGAAGATGACGGAGAATATGAAGACTCCGACGGCATCGATGATTTCTTTGACGATCTGGATGAACTCTATGAGGACTCCAAACCGGTGAAGTCTGCTCCGACCAAATCGGAAGAAGATGGAGATAAAGAGGAGTCTTCCGAGGATTCTGAAGGTAAATCAGAAAAGAACATGATGTACCCAGAAACTCAGAAAGAAGATGCTTCGTATGGCGGCCGCCGTGGTGCTGGTTCAAAAGACTTTAAGGATGAGGAAGAAGTCCGCGCACATACTGATGATGCATTCCGTCAAAACGAATCAAAGTTGTTTTCCGTCAGTAACATGAACTACTACTATGGTAATGTTCCAAACATCGAATCAAAAGAGGTGATTGTTCCGTACAAGACAATCTGGAATCGTTATCGCCAACATAACTTGGAAATTACCGATCTGCATAAAAGTTATGGCGATTCAACCGTAATTACTGGTATTGATACTGCAAAGTTTCAAAAGGTTCGCATCGAAGCAAACAAGATTTCTTCTTATCTTGCAAAAGAGTTTGAACTCCGCAAGAATGCAGACCAGATGAAACGTGCATCGATCAGCAAGACTGGTGAATTGAATATGTCCCGTATTGCAAACTATCAGTTCAGCGAAGATATCTTCAAGAAGATTACCGTAGTTCCTGGTGGTAAGTCACACGGACTCGTTATGTTCATCGATTGGTCTGGTAGTATGACTGAGCATATGCAAAGCACCATCAAGCAATTGATTAATCTTGTCATGTTCTGCAAGAAGGTTTCTATTCCTTATGAAGTATATGCATTCTCTTCTTCTTATTATGATTATGAACGTGTTGGTGGTACTACTTACCGTAGAACGCCAGTACAAGGTGATATTGTAACTCATAGTTTCTCATTGCTGAATATTCTGTCGAGTAAAATGTCTGCTGTGGAATTCACTTATGCTGGATCCGCACTTATGCAGATGTTTGAACCTCAATATCGTAGAAACTTTCCTGACTGGTTCTCACTGGGTAGTACTCCACTTAATGAAACTGTTATTGCTGCAATGAATATTGTTCCTGAATTTCAGAAGTCATACAAACTACAGATTGTCAATACTGTGTTTCTGACTGATGGTGAAGGCCACAATAATACGTCCGTGTATGGTGGATTGAATGCTAATAACAAATATGAAACGGTGGATCCTTCTTTTCGAGATCGGCTGATTATCCGTGATCCGGTCACCAAGAACCAAGAGATTGCTGGAGGTAACCGAGGCCGTCAATTGACTGCAAGCTATATCAAATTACTCAAGGCCCGGACCAACTGTAATATCGTTGGTTTCTATATCCTGAGTGGTCGTTGCTTTCGAAATGAAGCCAGAGATTTTTTCCCCTTAACGGCAAACTTTGAACAACTGCGTGAACAATTCACCAAAGAAAAGTCATTGGTTGTTACCTCAGCAGGTTTTGATGAGTACTATATGCTTCGTGCTAATGCTATGAACACCGAAGAGGGTACAGAATTCGCCGTGAAAGAAAACGCAACAACCAAGGGTCTTGTTTCCGCATTCAGTAAGTACACCGGAAACAGACTGTCTAACCGAGTGGTATTGAACCGATTCGTCGGAATGATCGCATAAACACATTATCATAATAATAGGAGAAAGAAATGAACCTCAATAAAATTCTAAGTCTCTATAACTTACCCAAGAAAGCGGATGTAGTTAAAATCTCAGAATCTGGTTATCTTGTGGAGTATTACATGGATGACAAGATCATCCATAAGAGTGGACCTTATAACAATATCGACCAAGCGAAAGATGTTGCAGAAGACTATATTTTCGAATCAACTAAACCTACACTATTAAATGAATAATACTATGGATGACATTACAAAAGAAACTCTTCTTATTACACAAGAAGAATGTGCAGAAGTTACACAGGCCATTTCGAAGGTGTTCCGTTTCGGTATGGATGCTCAGTATCCCGCAGGAGCACCGACCAATAAACAGAAACTAGAAGAGGAACTCGGTGACCTGCAGGCAATGCTTCTTATTCTTAGCCAAAAAGGAATCATTAATATGAAGGCAGTAGAAATTGCAGCGGAAGCAAAAGTTGAAAAACTCAAGAAGTGGTCGAATATATTGCAAGAAGTGACACCAAAGTCTTCACTAAAGACTGCGGATGATTTCAAAGACTTTTCGTGAGTCTCGATCAACTCATTAACTTCCTAAACCATGTCATGGTTTGGATTGAACCGAATAATCCGATAAAGGTTGAAGTGTATCAGATGATTCAGAATCTGAAAGCACAGAGACCTAATCAGTAATCCTCAGGACCGGACCGAAAAAATTTCGAATATCTCAGGATTCCTCCTGAAAAAAATTCGAAAATGTGTGGGATTTGGCCGGGTAAAAAAGTTACTGAAATAAGAGTTTGGGCCACCGCCAGCTTTTCCCACAGCTGCATTTCACCAGCCGCCGCCAAACTGCAAACCAAAAAAAGGGCGCCGAAGCACCCGTGGCGTATAACGGGCCGGCCGCTACGCCAGCGCGTGCCGTTATACCAATTGCGCGGCCGTGACGCCAAGCTCTTTCATGAGTGCATGGACCGCCTTGCGGCCTTCAACCTTGCGGGCTTCCGCGGCCATGGCCTCCTGTCGAGCCTTGACCAGTGCGGCCTTGGCCTGTTCGAAGGATGCCAGCGCGGACTCCAGAGGAGCAGCAGAGGTAGTGGAGGTAATCGATTGTGTCATTTTATTTCCTTTTCGGTTAGTTTACAGATAAAATTCAGATGGTTGCCGACCGAGCCATGCATGGCCGGCGGCGCTGCGCTCGGCACGGATATCGTTCACCGTGCGGATGCGGGATTTAAGGTCGGCCATAATGGTCGCCTTGGCCTTAGGGACTAGTCCGTCGATAAAACCACCGAGAGCCGAACCAATGTAGCCCAGAGTGAAGGCAGAGGCATCGGCGTAGGTGGAGCCGTCTTCCACTTGGCGCTCACGGAGGGCGTCGATCAGGTCGGAGATGGTATCGGCAGCGGAGATGGTATCGGCAGCGGAGATGGTAGCTTTTGGCATGGTGTTTCCTTGTTTCGTTTCGATAGAGTCTATTCTACAGGTTTCGGTGGAAATGGCAAGTGGTATTTTCAACCTCTCCATGCCAACATGACACCGATACCGGCGGAGATGGCCAAGACCAGCGCGGCCTTGAGATTGCGAAAAGCATCCTTGTCAGTCATTCCTAACCTCCTTCTTCTCCCTAATTCGACCGTTGCCGGTGCCGTAGCCGGTGCCGTAGCCGTAGCCGGTGCCGGTGCCGTAGCCGGTGCCGTTGCCGTAGCCGTAGCCGGTGCCATTCTTTCTTTGGTATGCGTACGTTTGAATTCCCTCCCTAAGCTCATGTCTTCTACTTGTTTCTTGTACTCGGCGGCTTGTTGGCAAAACACTTCGCTCATGCGAAACCATCTCGCCTTGTCTGCGCCTAGTTCATCGCGTTGCTCGATGGTGCCCACCAAGTCTTCCTCCATTGCTTTAGCGTGATCGCGTAGTTTCACAATCTCATCGGCTGCAAGAGACATTGCCCGTGCGTAGCCGTTGAAACCGCCATCCGAATGAAGGTCGGTTGCGTACATCCGCAGTACGTTCACGATGTCTAAATCTTTGTCGTTGTACATATTTCTCTCCTAAGTTTTGCTTCGTTCGGGCCAATCTTTCGGGCGGTCAGTCCACTCGACTACTTCACTCCAATCAATTTTCTTTGCCGCCCAACGTGCGGCTCTGTCGGCTGACTCAAATGAGAAAGCAGGCCACGACCAGCACACGCCGTCAACCACTACAATGTCACCAACGGACAAGGATCGACCGGTCCAGCCCATGGATTCCTTGATGGTCTCCTTGGATGGGTTGTTGGAGATATCGAACACCATCTCCGCGGCGGCCTCGCCAACCAGGTTGGTGGGAATCATACCGGCCAGGCGGTACTTCGACCGATTAGCCCGAACGCCTTCCAGCGCCTCGGAGCGGTACAATTCGAACGAACCGAACAGATGGTCCGGCGCCAGAAAAAAGTGGACATTCCGTGTGGTCATATTGTACTCCTTAGGCCTTGGCGGCAACCACAAAGGATCCGCAGCAATTGGACACGCGGATGCCAACCAGACCGTCCTTGGCGTATTCGGTGAAATAGTTTCGCGATCCACCGACCAACCACACGCCGGCGAGTCCCAGATTGTTCTCGCACGGATAATTGGCTTTCATCGCCACGGTGAAACCACCGGACACTGGCATAACGCAGTCTACCATCGGATCGAAGCTGGATCCGACCTTGATTAAGGGGCGTGGATTCTTGCGGAGGAAGGCTTTAAAAGTGGCTTTGGTAATCTTGGTCATCTTGCTGTCCGTTGTCATCATGGAATGGACTATAGCACAGCCAGCCGGAATGGCAACCATCCGGCAATACACCACCGGTCCGGTCGGGATTGGAGAGGATGGTTGCCAGGACCACCGGTTTCGGTATAATTGGCTCCATGTTGAAAAAGGATCAAGAATGAAAACCTACCAATCCATGGACCTCTGCGAGCTTGGCGGCTACGTTTCCGACTACCACAAGGAAGTCCATGGCTTCCGGCCGCGGCGCGAGGGCCTGTACTCCAACCGTGAGGCCTTGATTGCCATCGCCGAGGGTCTGGACGCCTACATGGAATCCAGGCGCTCCACCTTCGCTGGCCGCGAGTCCATGCGCGCCGATGGTTGGTTTGTACTGGAGACCGATCCAGAATTGATCCAGCGATCCATCTGGATCGCCGAGGAGCGGGATCGTGTCAGCCGTGAGGCCAACGGTGACTGGTGGAAAGAGGAACACGCCGAGGCTCCACACCTTCGCCGGCAGTACGGAATGGCAGACTAATGGTTGCCATCCTCGGCGGTCCGTGTATAATGGAACATGTCGAACAAAGGGGGATGGACGTGGAGGCTGGTCGCGATATAGTATCCACCACGAAAATACCAGTATACCACAGATAATCCTCAGAATAACCTCAGTTATTACACGGAAACCATTGGGAACCGCGGAAATGGTATGGGGTTTTGCGCGGCGGGTCACGGGAATCGGCTAAGCCCCATATATTACTCATACTCCGCACAATATCTTCGACGATACTTCGACGATACTTCGACGATACTTCGACGATACTTCGTACATTTTACACTGGTATCCAACGTAAATGCGATCAATTCTCATTCGTATCCATATGACCGCGACCTATCCAGCGCGGGGATACACTTTTCTGCACTATTATGCACTTTATTGCACTTATACTATGGAGTGGGGGGGATAATAAAGACTTTCGTCAGGCGTGGTAATTCTTTAGCCCTGCAAGATATACGGTTACCACTCGCATCATTGCAATCATTATCGCCCCCATTTCATACTATGCTTCCAATACTGTAAAATCTTGGATGGATTCATTTTCTGTTAGACTACCGACAAATGCATCGGTTATAAATTCTTCGAAGTAATTAGAATGGTGCTGTTTCATAGAATCGGGGTGGATACTTTGTGGAAAAGTTAGACGGAGAGGACATAATATGAACCTCCATTAAATTCGACATCGGCATAATCACACTTCAGATTATCCGCAGTTTTTTCCCAGTCGATTGCAACATAATCGGGGAGATCACGGGGAATAGTACCGCATCCCTCAAGCATATCTTTTACATACTCGGTGAAATACTCTTCGGCAATAAAATCTGCACCATAATGCCAATCGGTAACATAATCATAGTCCGATTCGAATTTCTGGAGTGCGGCCAATTCGGCCTTTTCATTATCATCCAAATCGCCTTGTTCCTTCAATTCTTCAATACGTGCGATGATATCCATTGAAGAAACTACGTTATCATCAAACACGATCGAAGGCTGGTTAGCAATTACTGACATAATGTTATTCCTTATTCAATATACAGAAAATGTGGTGGCATTAACCTTGAGGCAGGTCGACCTTTTCAAATCACGCGGACGATTGTCATACTATCTCGAATCGAAATGGAATATCTTCAAACTCGACGGCGCAGGCACGAGCAATATCACGCACAATGGCCGGTTCAGTATCATACAGATATGGTGACTCATTATAATAAGCGATTTCTTCCATAATGGTTTGAATCTCCTCTGCGGAGTAACCTTTGGAAACCAGATAATCAGTCGTTGTCATTTTTGCTCTGTTCGGTGAAGCTTCGTTGATTCGATGGATGGACTATAGCACAACCGCAGGAAATGGCAAGCGATTTCCTATTCTTGACCGGACCGGTGGAGATTGGCCGGATGTTTGCCATTCCGGCGGAACGGTGTATAATAGCTACTATCGAACGGCAGGGGGTGGACGCTGACCGTGGGCGTTGAAATAATGTCACACCAATCCGGTCTGACAATCCAAAATCCGTTGCCAAATCCTAGGATTCCTGTACAGTCCACTCCATGATGAAAAACCAAGCAAAACCAACCAACCTAATCGTTTTCCATAGGGCCAACCTCATGGAGGCCTGCCGGTACACTTCATTCCACCTAACCACCATCGGCGACCTGTGGTGTAATGCTATGGCCTTCGACTCGGACCTGGAGACCTTCCGCCTGAACGGCTGGCCCTTCCGATTGTTGACCAATCCGGTCTGACATTCCTGTGATGGTTGCCATTCCTACCAAAACCTGTACAATTCTCTTTATCGAATCAACGAAGCTTCACAGAAACAAGCAAAAACCATGAAACTACTTTCCACTGGTAATCCAAAGATTCTCAAGGGTATCTCCGAGGGTTATAATACCTATATTCTGCACCTTGCACCAGCGAGTTTGTCTGGTTATAATACTTGCGCCAAGGCTACCGCCGGTTGCATTAAGGCCTGCCTTAACACCGCAGGCCGTGGTGGTATGTTCAAAAAGGGTGAGAATACCAATACCATTCAAAAGGCCCGTATTCGCAAAACCATTATGTTTTTTGAGAGTTTCGATTCTCGCATAGAGTTTATGCGGTCAGTTGTGAAAGATATTGAATTGGCCATTAAGCAATCGGCCAAGAAAGGTCTTATCCCTGTTATCCGTCCAAATGGTACTTCGGATATTCCATTCGAAAAGTATCCATGCATCCGTGACGGCATCGAATATGCTAATATCTTCTTTGCGTTTCCCGAGATTCAATTCTACGATTATACCAAGATTCTTGGTCGCAAGGTAAATCATATTCCAAATTATCACTTGACCTTTTCGGCTGCCGATGGTAATGATTCGGATGTTATAAAGGCAATCGCACAAGGTTATAATATCGCCGTGGTATTTGGCATCAAGAAAGGTACTCCAATGCCTGATACCTATCTCGGTCGACCAGTATTCAATGGCGATGATTCTGACCTGCGATTCCTTGATCCAAAAGGTGTCGTGGTTGGTTTGTACGCTAAAGGTAAAGCCAAAAAGGATACCAGCGGTTTCGTTAAGTATCCAACCATTCAACTGAAACTCGCTGCTTAATTATTAACTTAGAGGTAAATTATTATGAATAACTTTGTCGTTCGTTGTTTTGGTGACCATACTCTGCTCTGGTCTAATGATGAAGGTTGGACCGAATCTGATAATTTCGAGGTGTATACTCTCGAAGAATCGGAAGAATTCGAATTGCCACTAGGTGGTGAATGGGTCCGACTCGAAACTCTTTAATATAAAGGTAAAAGATGTTTAATACTGATGAAAATCCAACCGAAGCAGGTGTATATCTCGTGGATCGAGGTGATAAATTCAAAGGTCATTGGTATCGTTATTATGATGGCAAGAATTGGTGCCTTATGTTTGAAACCTTTCAAGGTGCATTTGGTTACCGTGAACAAATCTCGCCCCTGACTATGTTGCCATGGCGTGCTATTCGCCAACGCACCGAGGAAGAAATGGTTGCCGCTGAGGTTCAAGAGAAACCAGCAAAGGTACCTAAGGTAAAAAAAGATAAGTTAGCGGTCACAAAGGTAACTGAAAAGGTCGAAAAGGCACCAAAGGTATCTAAGGTAATTAAAGCCAAAGGTACTGATGGTACTGTTTTCTTCCGTGCTGAACGTTCTAAATGGGTTGCTGTTATGAACGGAAAACAAGAGGCCGCGCGGGATACTAAAGAAGGTGCATTGGCATTCTTGTTCAAGAAATATAAAATCGAAGGTATTGTAGTTTAATTAACAGTTAAGAGGTAAATTATTATGGCAACGCGATCAATGATTGGCGGTCAGCGTGAAAATGGTACCATCGAGGCAGTTTACTGCCATTGGGATGGTTATATTGGGCACCATGGTCCTATTCTCTTGGATGCATACAATGGTCCACGGAAAATCGAAGGCCTGATCCGGCAAGGGGACCTTTCCTGTCTGGGCCGTATACTGGTCGCCGATGCAACCGGTGCAGAGGACGAGGACGCCTGTTCGAACATCAACGGCTACGTTGGAGGCGACGGTGGCGATTCGGAGTGTTCCGCTAAGGTCTACGCCGACCTGGATGACCTCCGCATGCGGCAAACCTGGTGCGAGTACTTTTACGTCCACAAGGAAGGCCAGTGGTACGTTGCCTCTTCCGATGAAACCGATGAACTGAGGACCTTGGAGGGGTGGTTCAAAGCGGAGGAATTGTTGACCAATCCGGTCTGACATTCCTGTGATGGTTGCCATTCCTACCAAAACCTGTACAATTCTCTTTATCGAATCAACAAACGAAAGAAGAAAATGCGTCGTCGTCAAGTAATCAAAGGTTTCAAGAATTCCCAACGTATTCGGGTCATTCTGGATGGTATTGGTTTTAATTCTACCGTGCAAGATGCACTGGAAGGTCCATTCACCACTCAGAATACTGCCATCCAGCTTGCATTGGAGAAAATGATTAACGGCTCTCCAAAATCCACTGGTTTTAAATCCACTGGTTTTGCTACTCGGGTCACCACCTATGATAGCAAAATGCGTGCCAAAGATTTTGATATTCAAATTGACCTCATCTAAGGAATAATATGAATAAGACTGGTTTCGAATCTCTCGATGATGAGATTCAATGCATCGAAAGTATCTATAAATTCACCTCGATTCTAGATTCTCTTGAGTGCATCAAGAGGAATTTCGATGAGGGTTACCGTGGCACCAAATGTGGTCGAGAGTTTCAAGAATTCTGCCGTATTGGTGCCATGATGTTTGAATCTGTTAATTCTATTAAGGAGTAATTATGTCTGTTATGTCAACTCTCGCCATTGATCTTCAAAATATGATCGAGTCAGGCTATAATGATAATGAGATTGCCGTATCGCTCGGCGTTTCTGAAATGATTGTATCGCAGTTCCGTGAAGAATTCGTTTCCGATTATGATCGTGATTATGACGATTCTATGGACGGTGATTTCGATTCAGCCATGGCATCGGCAGGATACGGGACTGATGAATCATACGGCGACTATTCTTCCGAATATTGATTCTTAACATTAACTTGAAGGGCCCCTTTGGCTCTTATCTTCGCCTTGGTTTCTTCAGAATGTTTGAATCCGGAACGTGTATTGGTAGTACCGCGATCCACACCTATTTATAATTTAATTAAAATGAAAACTGATTCTAAGTTTATTGTGAAAATGAAGGCACCAAAGCCTTTTACTCGCAAACCAATCAAACCACGGCAAGCACATAAGATTGCAACCCGTTATGATAGGAAGAAAAAAGAGAAATATGAAGATAGCTAAAGAAACTACTGTATGGAAAAGCGGTAAGGTCAAGAACCATACCTATTTTCTCAATGATTCAATGACCAAGATGCTTGGTTATATTCCCGTTGGTCAAACTGAAAAGGTTATGTTCAAGAAAGAACAAAACTTCGATAAGCGTTATCGTCAGTTTGACATTATGAAAGCCGCAGACCTTAAAGAAACCAAGGTGGTTATTGGTTCTAAAGGCACCAAATACTATATCACCGATTCTGGTTGTTCTTGTCCTGGTTTTACATATAGGGGCAAATGCAAACATATGGAAACCACCTAATTATTATTCTTACAACCGACACCGCGGAATTTACAGTATTGGCAACCATTTGGCAAAGGTTTTATGTGGTATAAATGAAAACTGAAATGAACCAAGAATTGTCCAAGAAACTTCCAGTGGCGGATGCGTTTGACCTCACTCTACTGCAAGCCTATGCACTCTGGCGCCTCTCCGTTGGTCCTGGTACGCCTGCGGCCGTATTCTATGATGCCATGCACCTGATCCGTCCGACAGTACCCGGAACAGGAATTCTTGACTAAACCGGTCAAGATTGCCGAAGATGGTTGCCATTTCAACCAGAACCTGTACACTCTCTTTTGTCGATTCAACAAAGCAAGGAAATCTTTTTATGTCACAAATTTTCATGGTCGGTTCCAAGTTTGCAGCGGTCATCAACGGCAAGACCGTCACACGGTCGAAGCGTGAACATCTGGAATATGTCATCCGTAAGTCCACGGAAACCGGCGCTGCTGCACCAGTTGCCAGCAAGGAGTCCAAGTTCACCATCAACGAACGGTTCGGTTTTGTCTCCGATATGGTGACCATGCTGGCCCGTGGCGACCAAGCCTCCGTTGTGGTTACTGGTCCCGGCGGTCTTGGTAAGTCGCACAATGTATCCGCTACGCTGAGCCGTTGCGGCTTCCGGGATATCTCCGCGGTCGATGCCCTCGATGCTGGTACCCGTATCAACGGCAGTAAATCCTTCCGTGTCATCAAGGGTTATTCTACACCAAAAGGTTTGTACCGTATTCTTTTCGAGAATAAAGACGGCGTTATCGTTTTCGATGATTGCGATTCTGTACTCAAGGACCCAGTTTCTCTGAATCTTCTTAAGGGTGCTCTTGATTCTTATTCGCGCCGTATTATTACGTGGCGTGCCGATACCCGTGATGAAGAATTGCCATCGGCATTCGAATTCAAGGGCCGTGTAGTATTCATTTCGAATCTGCCTGTCCATGCGGTCGATCAGGCTATTCTGACCCGTTCGATGACGGTAGATTTGTCGATGACCACTCAGCAAAAGGTCGAGCGTATGCGTTATCTTTTGTCTCAAGCCGATTTCATGCCTGAATTCGAAAAGAGTATGAAACTCGATGCTTTGAATCTTATTGATTCTTTGCGTGACGAGGTAAAAGAATTGTCGTTGCGTACTCTTATTCAAGTTACCAAGATTCGCAAGTCGAATCCTAATGGTAAGTGGAAAGAGTTGGCAGAATACGCCGTGGCAGGTTAAGAGGTAAAAGATGGAACTTGATGATATTTACGGCCAACGGGTAATGAAAGTTTATTGCTTTGAATGTAGCGATCACCATACTACTGAAGAGGTAAAATTTCTGAACATCGAAGAGGACTTTCAGGGCCGGGATCTGATGACATTCGAATGTCTGGAAACCCATACCGAACAAAGGTCTAATGTTTATGGCTAAAACACTTGCCATTGTACCAGAACTGTGGTACAATACATATATCAAAACTTAAAGAGGTAAAAAAATGTTCAACCGTAATGCAAAGTCCTTTATCGTTGCTGCCGAGTCTATCTTCGGTGAGGAAGCAATTCTCACTCGGGATGATATTTCTCGGATTGTGAATGAGAAAGGTGTTTCGCAGCCTTATTGGTTGCTTAATAAGGCCGAATATCGGGTAGGTCGAGGTAATTATAAGGTGCCTTCGATTGGTTCGAAGCCAAAGGTTTCGGCACCTGAGCCTGAAATGGTTGTCAATATGTCCGCACAGGTCATGGCCTTGCGGCAACCTAAACTCCTCGATGAATCTGATACTGCTATCCCGCAGAGGTTCGAAGATTATGTTCCGTTCGGTTTCTTCAAAGATATGCGGAGTATTGTACAGTCTAAGAATTTCTATCCCGTATTTGTTACTGGTCAATCTGGTAATGGTAAGACTCTTATGGTCGAGCAAGTATGTGCTGAATTGAATCGTGAGTGTATTCGAGTCAATATCTCGATTGAGACTGATGAATCCGATTTGCTTGGTGGTCCAACTCTAATCAATGGCAGTATCGTTAATCGAGATGGTCCAGTACTTATTGCAATGAAACGCGGTGCAGTATTGCTTATTGACGAGGTTGACCGCGGTTCGAATAAACTTATGTGCTTGCAAGGTATTCTTGAAGGTAAGCCATACTATAACAAGAAGTCTGGCGAGAATGTATATCCTGCACCAGGTTTCAATATCATCGCAACTGCAAATACCAAAGGTATGGGTGCAGATGAAGGTAAATATCTTGCACAGATTCTGGATTCTGCTTTCCTTGAGCGATTCCCTATTACTGTGGAACAGGAATTCCCAGATACCAAAGCTGAGAGGAAGATTCTTAGCCCTCTTATTGAAGATAAAGAATTCGTTGATAACCTGGTCCAATGGGCTGATGTTATTCGAAAGAGTTACCAAGAGGGTGCTGTGGATGAGGTTATCTCCACTCGCCGATTGGTACATATCGCAAAGGCTTATGCCATTTTTGGTGATAAGATGAAGGCTATTACCCTTTGCGTGAATCGTTTTGATGAAGAAACTAAACTCGGTTTTCTTGATCTGTATGCCAAGGTTGATGCAAAGGTCGAAGTGTCCGACCCACCGGAAATGGTGAAGGCTCATGTATCCGACTACATTCCATTTTAATTAAAGAAAGAAATATATTATGACTCAAACTGTACGCAAGGGTAAGATAAATCGCCATGAAAAGATCACTCAAGTTTTGCTGAGTGGTAAGCCAGTATCACCAGATGAAATTGCTTCAGTATTTGAAGGTACTGACCAAGAGCAGGTATTGTATCGACTCAGTACAAACATCTATAACATTCGTCTAGATGGCGGTATCGTCAAGGTAATTAAATCTGGCCGCAAGGTAACTGGCTATCAATTGGTTAATTATACTGGATTTGATCCAAATGGTCGTTATGTTGGCCGACCTGTTGCACCTAAAGTTATTGATACTGAAGAAGTAGTTAAGGAAACTGTTGAAGTTTAATATGCCCCATATTATTGCAAATTGTATTCGAACCCCCGATGGTACTCTACTAAGGTCCCGTCACCGACATGATTATGTGTATTATGTGGATGATAATGACCACAGTTATTCGGTGGACGGTGGAATGGATTATCTGAAACGTAGCCATTCAGTCAATGCACCACCCGCAACAGAATGTTCTGTATATTCTGACGATACCCACTCGAATATTCGTAAGGTATTCGAATGGGGTACCCGAGGTAAAACGGGACAAGATCCCCTGACATATCTGGTTTTGAAGAATATGGACACCGAACATATTGTTAACATTCTACTCACACAGAAACAAATCTCGGACCATGTCCGGGATATCTTTACTGATGAATTAGTTTATAGGAGCCAAGATGATTAAAGATGGTAAATTTTATAAAGGTGATTGCGTTGCCGTTCTGGTTTCTGCAGGTCATGGCGCAGGTTGGTCCACATGGGCGCACACCGAAGATCAGAAAAGGCTTGCCATGTTCGATCCAGAGGTCGTACAATGGATTCTGGAAGGCAGGCCTAATAATAATTTGGCCTTGGCTGATCCAATGCAACGTAATTCATATTTTACCGATAAGTATGGCGGTGATTATTTTTATGATGGTGGATTTGATGGACTCATCGTTGAGTGGGTTGAAGTTGGTACTAAGTTTATTATCAATGAATATGATGGATATGAATCTATTCAAACCATGTCTGAGGTAGATTGGATTGAAGCATGATTAGTATGTTTGAATATGTACTATGCGTATTATTCACATTTGCCATGATAGTTCTAGTGATGGTGTCTGATAAATGAAAGTAACACTAAATAGTGAAATCGAATTCTTCTTCTTTTTGGATGCATGGAATTATTGCAGACAACAGAAGTTATCTATTAAAAAGATCAAACGCAAGAACTGGACAGTTTGGTCTGTATTGAGGTGAGAATATGCCAAAATTCAAAGACGGTCAGGAAATACTAGCAC